AGTTTCTGTTTTACCTAACTCAGTAATAAATTGTTTAGATTGTTTATTCATCTCGCCTTTGATAATATCTGCTAATTCAGACTTAGCTAACATCTTAGCTTTCTCAATGGCAAGTTGTAGGTCTGGCGATACACTTGTTGCCACACCAAAGATACATTCTTTTGAATTATCTTTTGTATCAAATATTTTTAAATCACATGCTTTTGATTCATTAATATCTGCCATGTACCATTTCGGTACTTTGTTTAGATCATTACCATTTTCAGATTTGATCTTGTAGGTTGAACTACTACAAGCGCCTAACATTAATGCTAATGCACCTGCACTTATTATTTTCACACTCTTATTCATAATTTATCCTTTATCTGATATACTATACACCAATTCTTGTAAATTGTCAAGTCCAATTTGAACATACTCTAAAAACTCATGTCCAGTAACATCATATACAATCACCAGTAGTAATATAAGGATTATAACGTTTCTAATCATTTACTCTGCTATCCTCCACTCACCGTTTACTAAAAGACAGGCTTTTCCGTAAGTAAAAAAAGCATGCCTTGGTCTACTAATATAACGACAATATTCAGGAACATTGACATCTCTATAATAGAACTCTGCAAATAACTCCCAATAACCAGGAGTTTCTAAACCAGCTTTACCGTCAGCACATTCAAGTACTTCTTCTTTGTAAATTTCATCACCATTTTGTTTTATTAAAACCTTAACAAAGCAATATTGACCATCTGTTTTTTCAGGTTCAATGGTCTGAATTTTACTATGCAATATCTTTTCACCACTAATTGCCTGTGTAGCACACAATAACAATATGAATATGAATGATATAAACAAATATTTTTTAATATTAGGATCCATAATTACTTACTATATTAATACTATGTTTCAATTCTTTGATTTCTTCTTCTAATGCAACTGTCTTAATATCACTTGTTGTATATTCTAACTCTTCTTGTTTTTCTGACAATTCAGTTTTCATCATCTCTAATCTATCCTCGTATGCCATCTTTTTCTATCCATCTCCCATCCGGTAACTGACAAGCAGTACCAAAAATTGTATTGTTATTATTACCACCAATGCCTATCAATGGCCAACGTGAAGTAATATCAACATGTGCTTCATAATCTGTACACTTGAAAGGTCCTGTTAAATAAGACCTTGTAGTTTTAATTGTACCACTATTACCTGTTTTACTATTGTACCAATTTGTATATGATGATGTACTCGGTGCTGTGTTTAAATGATCCACAAATACTGCGTTGTGTACATCATAGTCTGATTGATACATTGCTTCAGCACCAGCAAAAGCGCCTACAACTGCACAAGTAGCTATTGCATATGGATTATCAACACCTATAGCAACACAACCTGCCGTAGTTGTACCTGCACCTAAGACGGCACCAACCTCTGATCTATTTGCACAACCACTAGTAATTACTAATGCTGACAATAGAATTAAAATCTTTTTACTTATCATATGGCATTATATCCTTTGATAGTATTAAACATTGTGATTGTATATCTTGTATGAGATTATCTATTTCTACATCTCTTGCTTCAGTTTTAGGATTATTGTATTTTAGATTATACAATTTGTCACTAAGGAGTTTGACACTCTCTACTTTTTTACAAAAATCACTTATCTTATGTAACATTAAACTTTTCTACCTGCTGTTTTTAAATCTTCTTTTGCAACAACCATATAAGGGCCTTTATTGTAAGCTGGTGCAATAGAATATTGTTTACTAATTTCTAATCTTTCTTGTTTTTCTTTCCAAGAAATTTGTTTACCATTACCCATGTAATTACCGGTCTGTACCTGTTTGATTGGTGCACCGTCACTTGAATTACCTAAACTCATCATTGTTTTTCTCTTTGTCAAAATAATTTTACCGTTATCATTTACATTAAACCCTTTTGACTTCAACCACTTTATATGTTTCTGTAAAGCCATTTGGTAACTCTTCGTAGGTTTTTTTGCTTTCAACCTACGAATTGCACCACTAGAATTATTTGTATAGATAATTGCCATTAATGTATTGATTCAAACGCCTCTTTTGATTTCTTTGCGTCTGCCTCTTTAGAAGCTTTCTCTTCTAAATTTTCTTTACTCATTTTTTGAGCATAAGTCATACCAAATACTTTCATATAAAACCAATCTCTTGGATTAGCTGATTGATATGCAAGTAAAAGATTATCAAAATTGATATCTACCATTTCGTAGATAGCAGGATTTGACCTCTTCAATTCAATATGATCTTTGAAGAATTGTACTCTGTTTTTGAATACATCATTTTCTTTGTCGTCTTGCGACTTCTTTTTAGACATCTTAATGTCTTTGTCTTTTGCAACATTGAACTCTGCAAATAGATTGTCTTTGTCGTATTTAAAGTTAGTTTCTTGTTTCATATAGTAGTCCTTTCGTTATTAATAAGTATATCCTATCACAGATCGCTTGGATTGTCAAGCCCTAAAAAAGCGTTGATTTTACTCACTTTTAGAGAAAAAAAAGCGTCTAGGATGCACGTGGAGTAGCGAATCGTAGCTGTTCTAAGGTCTAAGTACACCTATTTTCCCTCAAAATCCAGTGAAATCTGAGTATCAATATCTGATTGAGTTTCAGCCCATTTATCAAACTCGTCAATCTCTTTTTGTAATTTATCTTTATATGATGTTAAGGATACTTTTGCACCCTCTATATCATTTTCATTAAGTTTTTGTATTGCTAGATTGAGTACATCAACCGTTGCTATTTCATTTATCATTTAAGACCTCCTCTATCTGGTTAAAGTAACACCAGTACGTGCCTTGTACTGGACTTTCACCATTTGTTGTGTATGTAATGGCACCTATGTAATTTAAATCTGTGTCATATTCTTGTGCTGTCAATGATGATTCATCTTCAGCTGCTATATCAGTTGGATCTGTTGCAATACCAATATTAATAATTTCACCTATTCTATTGTTATTAGCTCTTATCGTATCGCCTACTTTAATTTTCATAATATTTCTCCAATGCTATATTGTTTTCGTCAACAAATATCATAAGGTCATCTGTAATGGATTCGTAGTTGACATCTTTCCAAACCTGACCTGCCATGCCTTTCATAAAATTTGAGATTGACTCATCAAAATATTCTTTTACAGTTTCAGGTCCTGCCATAAAACCATTTTCTAATATTCTACCCTCTGAGTATGCTTTGTAAGCTGATTTAGCTTCTCCGATTAAGAAATCTCTGTACGTAGATGGTTCGTAATGGTTAATTTCAAACGTTGCATATTCTAGTACGTTTTTGTTTTTAGTTAGTGTAGTCATTTTTTCCTTACTTGTCCTCCTCAGACATTAATAATACAATATAGTGAACTGCTTTGAGTAAGTCTTTTCTATTCTTACCACCTTTTTTACCGTATCTGCAAAGATACTTGATTGCATTAGCATGGCAAAAATCTTTATTGATACCAAGTTGTCTTAGTAAGTCTTGTACTTGAAAGCCATCTTTCGTTGTACTATAATGTTCGCCATAAGTTGATTTTATATAATCGCCTATTTCTTTTACTATTTTATCTTCGTTGTATTTCATAATATATCCTTAATGTTTCTTTTGAAATAAATATTCCTTGTCATATGATAAACCAAGTTTGTAACATATGTAATCTGGTTTTTCATTTATTAATTCTTCAGCTTCAAGTATCCACTTGATTGCTTCTTCTTTATTTTTTGCACCGTGTCTTATAGTGTTTGCAACTGTTTTTAAAAAGGTTTGATACGCAGCTTCTTCGTATTCTCTTTCTCTATCGCCTTCTTCTTTTGCAATTTTACAAAGTGTATCTAACTCTTTTTCTAAATCTTCATTAGACATTTCTTTAAAATTATAACGTCTACCTTTTACACCAAATGCTTCTTTATGCATTTCATAAACACTTGTAATCAAACTATCTCTTTCATAGTCATTAACTGTAAATATTCCTTGGTCATTCCAATACTTAATATCTTCTTGTAGCATACTTGACCAACTACCTGGATTGTCTTTCATCCATTGTTTAGACTTCTCGTTAATTGATTTGATGTGGTTTAATAGTGTTTTTTCTTTAATCATGTCTATACTATACATGGTTTTTGCGATAAGGTCAACAGCTATTTTCAATAAAAAACCCTTATTTT